TGGGTCGTCAGCGGGGGTCGTAGCAGCCAATTCAGAAATGAAGCCTTGGAAGAAAGCCAGCACGCGAGAAGTGTCGTTCTTGTCGTATGCTGACAATAGCATGCTGTGACGAGTATCACCGGAATATGGGTCTGGCAAGGCCAACCATGCCTTGAATTCGTTCAAGTTGTTAATCTCCTGCCAGTTGGGCACTTTCGCTGTGAGCTGGCTATGCATGGCCTGCCGTGCGGTCTGCTGGGTTTTCTGCACCGTGCCGTTGAGTATGTTCTCCAAACGAGCGACGGTTGCCTTCAGCTCAGCGACTTCCGGCGACACGATCTCCCGCGCGCGACGGCCCATGACGTCGAGCATCTCCGTACCGAACTGCTCCTCCTCTTCGGAGGTGATCAGTTTCGAATGTGCTACTGGAGCAACAGGCGGCGGTGCATTTTTCAAATCCTGCAGCATCTGCTCCATCGCACCCATACGGTCGACAGCATTCGCGAGCTGCTGCTCAAGTTTGATACGGCGGCCTTCTGCAGAACGGTACCGCTGCTCCCAAGCATCGTCGTTACCCGTGGGGGTAACTGGCGGGGTCGGCTGCGGCTGAGCAATCTGGGGCTGTGGGGCGGGTTCAGGGGTCGGCTGGGGCTCAGGCTGCGGAGCCGGCTCCGGGGTCTCGACGATAGTGATACCATCTTTGTTGGTGGCCGGTCTTGCCATCTTCGGCTCCGGCTGCACCTGATCCGGATATGCAGCTCGTTGGGCTGCTTCGGCGGCAGCGGCGGCGCGCTTCACCGCTTCGGGGATCACGACGTCCGGATCGACTGGTCGGTTGTTGCCTTTCAAATCAGAAACTTTGGTAACCATCTTCTTCTCCTTGTCGGCACGGCTAAGCGGTGCGGACGGTTCGGCTGGGTGTCAGGCCAGCGGTTAGAAAAAACCCCGGGGTGTGAGCCCCGGGGGTAAAAGTCTAGGGAGGAAACGCCCAAACTAAGGAGGGCACCTCGATCAGACAGGGGCTCGCGCCCCTTGTCAAGCCATTAACCGATCTTGGTCACCGACACTGTGGTCAGGGTCAGGATTTTGATCTGGTAGCGGTTGGCAGCGCCGATGGCCACAACCGGGCCTACAACGGTGACGTTGCCGCCATCGCCGGTGGACAGCGTGATCGCACCGGACGACGTGTTGTCATTGACGATGCCGAACGTCGCAGTGGAGCCGACGCCAGCGTTGGCGTTCAGCGCCTGCATGCGAGCGATAATCGCGGCAGCGGTAGCGGTCGTGAACGATACTGCGCCGGTCTGGCCACTGTGCTCCACGACGCCGCCCACCATTTCGGTGGCGGTAAGGGCAATCGGGCCCGCGCCGGTCTTCGCGACGTACGACGCCGTCTGCAGAGACGACACCATCATGGCGAGATACTGAATTGCCTCTTCGTCCGACAGGACGTTGCTCGGCAGGTAGGGGTTATTGGTACCCATAGTCGATGTCTCCTATTGCTGTTTGTGTGCTGAACTGAACAGGGAGGAGAGATCAACGCATTGCTGTGCTCGTCCCTGCGCTTTTAATACCTTGTCGGCCGGCGCTTGTACACAGGCGTCGCGAGCCTCATTCGTGTACACTTCGAAGGCCTTGATGAACGCCTGCCAAGTTTCCGGAGCGGCCCTCGACAAGCGGGCGGCAACAGCTTGGAGCTCGTCCTTGGGTTTCGGAGGCGTGGTGCTCACGGCTTCTTGCCCACTACGTTGGGACCATTCCGCACGACATTCGGAGCAGCCTTCGCGTAGCTATTGATGGAGGGTCGCTTCTTAACGAGATCGTTAAGCGCGCCGCGCCCCGGAAATGTTCTCTGGCCCGAACCCTTGGGCTTGTGGTGGCTAGGTTTCACCGGTCAGTCCTGTCATTCCGAACCCGGGCGAGGCACCGCTAAAATCGGTGATCGACGAGCCCTTGCCCTTGCGTTGCGTCACGCCCTTGAGGAGGGGCGATTTGGCCCCCGAAGTCGTTGCACCGAGTTTCGCCTTCCGCGGCTTGCCGCCGATCATAAGCTTCGATGGTGACTTCGGGGTTGCCATATCATTTCCCTTTCAGGGCCTTGCGGGCCTTCGGGGCGTCACCCGACAAGCCTGCCTTCTTCGCCGGAAATTTCTTCGCCGGCGTGAACGACAAGGTGCCCTTGCCGCTCTTGGCCTTGCTGACCATGCTCTTCGTGGTGGCGAAGGGGTTCTTCGCCATCCTACTTGCCCGACTTGCCCGGCGTGCGCGCGCCGGCAGACTGCTTGCCGAACATCTTGCCGCTGCCACCCTTGGCCCACTTGCCGCCGGAGCCCGATTGAGCCTTACCGGAAACGCCCGGGGACTTCGGGCCAGCGGACTGCTTGCCGAACATACCGCCGCTGCCGCCCTTGGCGAAGGCCGGCTTGCTCGAACTGATAACCTTGGACTTACCTGACATGTTCCGTCTCTCCTGTTTACTGGGGACCACCGGTGATGTTGACCCGCGGGCCCGCGTCTCCAGTGACGTTTCCACCTTTCGGTGCCTGATTGCCTTGAGCCTGCGCCGCGGCCTGAGCCTGTTGCTGCGCCTGCTGCTGGCGTTCCTTGAGCACATCGTCCGAAGGGACGATCTCCGCCCCGGGCATGCCGATGCCCTCCGATACGGTCCTGAGCACCTGCGCGCGCCCTTCGGGGCCCATGATGGCCGTATCGATTGGGTTCGCCGTGATCTGCAGGAACTCGAGTTGGCGGCTACGCTGGGTCTCCCGCTGGATCGCCACCGACACACCCATTACCCGCACGCTCTCCTCGCCCGTGAGCAAGCCCGAGTTGTCCGTCATCATGATGATGTCGTAGAGCGCCGTCAGTAGCGGATCAAACACGTCACGGTCAATGTTGGCAGCGACGGCTTGGAGGATTTTGGAGGCGTTGCCCATGAGCATGGCCAGACCCGAGGAGGTCCGCCCCGCACCGCCAGCACTCTGCCCCTGCAGATAGCGGGGGATGGCGCTCATGTCGTCGGCCATCGCGTTGATCTTGTCGTACACCGTCAGCAGCTCCTGCGCGATGCTGTTCGGCTGGAAGAAGCTGATCGGCACCTGCGACGTCCCGTTGATCGGATCGTCCTCGAAGTGCCAGCGCTTCCACGGATACATGTCGTCGGCGTCCTCGCCGGCGGACAGCTTGCTGTCATTGACCATCACCTGCGGACCCGACGCAATGGCCATGTTGTTCATCAGCGCGCGCAGCGTGCTGTTCGCACCCTCCTGAAGGTCCGCGATGATGTCCGTGAGGCCGTTACCCACAGGGGTACCCGGCATCTTCTCGAAGCTGGTGATGAAATAGTTGTGGCGCTTGCGCGGCGACGGCGAGAGCTGGACCTTGATGACGTGCTGCCCTATGAGCCACGCCTGCACCATGTAGTCGCGAAGCCCGTCCGGGATGTACTTCGCATCCATGCCCTGTTCCAGCAGCATGCGGCCCTGCACGTTGCCGTTGAACTCCAGACAGGTAATCATCCCTGACTGGTTCATGAGCGGGTTCTCCCGGCTCTCGTTCACGGCGCGTTCGCTGTCTGTACTGTCCCAATTATCGCTGAGCCCGCCGCGGCCATATTCGTCGAGCACCGCGCGGATTTCGTCCTGATCGTAGCCCGGCAAATCGATAAGGTCGTTCAGGTCGGCACGTGATAGACGGCTTCTTTCGATGATCGAGGCATTCTCGATGTCGCCGGCACCCGGGGTCCACCACACGTCGAAGGGCGATACGCGCTCCCAGAACATGCGGGGGCGGGGCGTGCTGATCGCAGTTCCGTTCTCCCAATTAAGAGTAGGAACAATTCGGACGACTGGACCTTTGATGCAAGCGAAGGGGAAAATGGGAAGGTCCGCAATGAACTCGGCCAGCGCCTTATAGAAGTTCCCCTCCACCAGATATTCATCAATCTTGTCCTCCGCGATCTTGGCCTGCGCCGCGGACTTCTTCTTCGCGGCTTGGCGTGCTGCCGTCAACAACCCGTTGAGGCGGTCACGCATGGCGGTGGGGTCCACCTGCTGGCCGCTAGCCTCCATCGTGGCGACTTCGACCTTCAGCAACTGCTGGATGGACGCCATAATGTTTTCGGGGATCGCCGGGTCCGGCCCGGGGTCGAGGCCCCACGGACGATCCGTCTGCAGGTAGACGTCCCTGAGGAGGCTGCTCGCGCCGCGGCATTTGGCGGCGCTGATGCGCGCGTAAATCTGTGAGCCGCCAAACTTCTCGATCTCGGCCAGCTTGGTCGCGGAGTAGACGCCGTTGAAGGTCCGCAGCGCTTCAGATAGACGTTCAGACCATCCGGATTGCCCGTTCCGATGGTTCTTCATCATCTCGAACTGGCTGCGGATGTAGCCGGCGAGGTTGGTGGTCGCTACCTGCGACAGCTTCAGCTCGTCCTCTGCCTTGGCTTTCGCCTGCAGCTGGAGCTTCTCCATGCGATCCAGCGCCCCGGGAGGGATCACGCGGAGCACGCCGTTTTGCGGTAGTGTGTCGACCATTCTTCGCCTATATGCTATTCAGAGCGAACTTACAACTGAAAGGCCCCACCCAATGGGCGATATGTCCCTGCCAGCCGACTACCCGACAATTCCGCCTACTGTGTACGACGAAGTGAAGCTTGTAAAGCTCGCTCGTCAAATTGCAATGGGTATCAAGGACCTTCCGGACGTCCTCTTCGCCAATGATCTCACGCAGCGAGAGTTCGAAGAGATTTCGCAGCTCCCCCACTTCAACCGTATCTTGGAGGCGGAGCTGCGTGAGTGGGCGCGCTTGGATAGCGCCGAGGACCGCGTACGGGTCAAAGCCGCGGCGATGATCGAGGAGTTCATGCCCGAGATGTACGCGCGCCTGAACGACCCCGAGGAAAACCTGATGGGCAAGGTCAAGGCGCTGGAGCTGGCCTCAAAATGGGCCCGGCTGGGTCAGGTCGACATCCCGCAGCAGGGGCACCCCGGCGACCGGGTTCAGGTGATCATCAACCTAGGCGCGGACAACAAGCTGGTCTACGACAAGCAGTTACCTGCGAAGGTAATCGACCACGAGCCCGCCACCACTTCCCAACCTCTAGAACAGTCGTTCGAAGCGAGTATTGATGCTGCTCCAGCCAATTAAGTTCGACGCGCCACCCACGGTCGCGGCCTTCATGAAGAGCGCTGCCTTCGGACGACTGGTCGCCGGCCCCGTCGGCTCCGGCAAGACCACAGGCTGCATCTTCGAGCTGTTCCGGAAGTCCCTCGAACAGGAGCGCGCGCCCGACGGCTACCGCTATACGCGCTTCGCCGTTGTCCGGCAGACGCTCAAGCAGCTGAAGGACACCGTCCTCAAGGACATCATGAGCTGGCTGGGCGGCGTCGCCCGATACAAGGTGCAGGACAATGTCGTCATCATCGAATTCGCAGACGTTGTGTCCGAGTGGCTACTGCTCCCTCTTGAGGACGCAGAGGACCAGCGACGTTTACTTTCCATGCAGCTCACGGGCGCGTGGATGTCAGAGTGCATTGAAATGGACGTTAATCTCGTCGCTGGTATCGCCGGTCGATGTGGACGTTATCCGAGCGGCGCTCGTGGCACTCCGTCGTGGTTCGGAATAATCGCCGACACGAACATGCCGTCGGAAGGCTCCGACTGGCACAAGTTTATGGACGCCGAACAGCCGGCCGACTGGGAAGTCTACATCCAGCCCGGCGGCCTCGAAGAGTACGCGGAGAACTTGGCGTGGCTGACGCAGACCGCGGAGACGATGAAGCTGGACGTCGACGATCCAGTTCGACTGGCGCAAGGAAGGGTCTACTATGAACGCCTCGCACGAAGCGCTAATCCTGACTGGATCAAACGATACGTCCATGCGCAGTTTGGGAACGATCCTTCTGGCACTGCCGTATTCCGTGAAAGCTTCAAGTCATCCTTTCACGTGGCAGATGGTCTCATCCCGAATACGTTTGCTCCTCTTATCATCGGACAGGACTTCGGAAGAGACCCTTGCTCTGTTATCACTCAGATGGATGCTCGCGGACGCTTACTTGTCCTCGAAGAAGTAATCGCCGAAGACATAGGCCTGCAGGGGCATATCGAGCAAAACCTGCGCCCGGTATTGATGAAGCCCTGCTACATGGGCATCCCGATCATCATGATCGGCGACCCCAGCGGCACGTCGAAGAGCTCCATCTACGAGGAGAGCACGTTCGACGTCCTCAAGCGTATGGGCTTCAAGGCGCTACCTGCCCCCACCAACGATCTCGACCCGCGGCTGCGCGCGGTAGAGGCGTGGCTGCTTAAACAGTCCGGCGGTCAGGGGGCGATCCTGTTCGACAAGCTTTACTGTCCGACGATCATTCGAGGTCTGGCAGGCGGTTACCGCTACGCAAAAACGCGTAACGGCACTCGGAAGCCTCTTCCAGATAAGAACGCCTACTCCCATCCCATAGACGCTCTGCAATACGCTTGTCTCGTTGCGCATGGGCAGATGAACGGAGTAATCGGTCGGGTTCTTGGCTCTCGTCCGCAACGCGAACGCCGGCGGGTAACTGCGGCCGGATGGACTTGACCTTCCACGACATGGAGTGAGGGCGCTCAGCGTGCGTCTCGCTCGCCTTCTTGTGTGGCTTGGGAACGGCCATCACCGGCGCGTGGGCCGGGCGCATCTTCACGCCGTGCGCTTTTAAGTGCAGCCTAATCGTCTGTGCGGTGTATCCGTACAGATCGACTAGGTCTCGCATGTATGCGCCCCACCGGTAGAGGTCGATTATCTCTTTCAAATCCCTACCGGGGAGGCGCACGCCACGCATCAGGGCCTCACAATTTGCGGGCCGCTAAGCCGCTTCGCGGCTTCATCCAGAGCTTCGATGCTCTCCTTCTCGATCTCGCCGAGGATGTAGCTTTCCAGCTCCTTCGCCGTAGCGATCAGCGTAATCATGTCGATGCTGTTCGCCGCTCCGCTCTCCTTATAACCCGGCGTACCCATCAATGTCTGAGCTGCCTGCAGGGCGGTGAGCCTAGCATTCAGTTTCATCTGCTGCAGCCGGCCAATATTTTCCAACTGCTTCGCGGTAAGGCTTGCGTTGCTCAATTCATTCTCCGTTTGTTTGTGGGTGAGAGTGGTCGAAGGCATCCCTCGCAGAGGGTGTAGTGGTCGTTGCCCCGCACGCAGCCGTAATAGGGCAGCTTATGCGAGCCGCAGACCGTCCCGTCGATCAGTGCCTTCACCTGCACGACGGGTCCGTAGAGATGCTGCTTATCCTCGATGACTTCGAGGAACTGGTCGAAGGTGAACTTGTGTCTAGTGGTGGTCATCGCCATCGACGATCCTGTTCAGTTTGTGAATGCCGCGCTGCAAATAGTAGATGCTCTCCGCTGCATCGGGCGAGCTCGATGCAAAATATTCAGCTCCGTCTTTCCCCACACCGACGATCACCACCGTCTCCAGATCGGCGCTGTTGGCCTGCGCGAGCATCGTCATCGGCGGGCACGCGAGGCTGGTGAC